TTATGCCGCAATTCCTCCCTGCAACGGGTTCAGCGTAACCGCATTTTGCAGGTAGTCAGGCGACAGGTGAGCATAGACCATCGTTTGCTGAATATTCGCATGCCCCAGGATCTGTTGCAGGGCGATAATATTCCCGCCATTCATCATGAAATGACTCGCAAAAGTATGCCGCAAGATGTGCGTTGCTTGGTTCTCCGGTATATCCGGTTTCACCTCCCGCAGTATTTTGCAGAACCTTTCGTAGTCCACTTTGAACAGCTTTCCGCTGGCCTCTTTTTTCACCTTGCTTTCCAGTTCTTCAGAGATCGGCACCGTCCGCTTTTTCCCGTTCTTGGTCTTCAGAAACGTGACGCGGCAGTTAACGATATTTGACCGCTTCAGCGTGGCGACCTCTGACCATCTTCCACCGGTGCTCAGGCATAGCAAGGCAACTAACAGAGAATCCCCCTCAAGAACGTTCAGCAAATTGCTGATCTCTTCCCGCTCCAGAAATGTCATCTCCGGGTTTTCTTCTGCCAGTGGTGGAAGTCCGTTAACGGGATGCTGACCGCCAAATTCCTCGATCTGAATTAACTTCGTAAACATGCCGGATAGCCGGTACATCTCGCGATTGATCGTTGATGCCTTAATCCCGGCACCCAAACGACCAGATCGGTAGTCCATTAAATCCCTTTTACTCAGCCGACTAACAGCGGGGTCACCCAGGCCATTAATCGTCTTCAGTAGGTGATTGAACTCTTTTTTGCCATTTTCATGGTTTTGCCCGTGGTATCGCCACCAGGCATTGAGCAGCTCACTTAAAGGACGCCGGTCGGCGCGCCTTCCTGCCCATTCTTTTTGGCTTGCGTTCGCTATCGTGTATTGCTCAAACACAACAGCCTCAGCCTTTCTGTCAAACGTCTTGCGGATGCGGCGTCCTGCTGCCCCGCGAGGTCTAATGTCCACCATATAGCGACCATCATCGAGCTTCTTAATCGACATAAGAAAGCCCTCCGGCGCAGGTTTCACTATCCTGGTAACAAATAGTGAAAATGTAAGATTTATAAACTGTTAGCCAGTCTGTTTCCCGGATTGGCCTGATTCCGTTGATTCTGGCCCAATGTGTGCGAGGGCCGGTGCGATCTGACCAGCCTGAGGCGCAGTCTTATCGGTCATCAACCATAGGGTGTATTTTTGAAGCTGTGATGTGTTTGTGATCTTCAACACAACCCCTAACCCTGGCTCAGCGTGCCCGCCCTCATAGTTTTTTAAAGTACTTAATGCCAGCCCGCTGATTTCACAGAACTTTACTTGCGTTAACCCCTCCGCCTTGCGTATCGCCCTAATTTTTTCAGCTATGTTCATTTGACATGGTTCCTACCTTGAGACTATATTCTCCCAAAAGGTCTAAAAGTTAGAACCTTTTCGGGCGTAAGTTCCAGCCGCTAGAACGTTTTCAAACGGTTTTGAAAGGGCTGGATCTTACGAGATTAACACGAGCTAACAGGAGCGTGAATGATGGAAGCGAGTGATTACACAATCAAATACCCGCTTGATGCCGTTCATGTAGAGAAGTTCGCCGAACTGATCGGTAAGCCAAAGACCGCAGTAGAGGAAATGATCAAGGCAAGAAAGCTGCCGGTCATTGAACTGCGCGACCCCAACAAGCCCAATGCCCGCGCAGGTGAGCGCTGGGTTTATATCCCTGAGTTCAATCGTGCAGTGCGCGAGGCGTACTACAACCGCCCCGTAGAACAGCGCGACGCCTGGCTGTTGTGGATGGGGCTTTAATGCGAACCGCTTCAGGGAGCAGCTCTATGAAAAGTGGAATTGGCGGAGTGGTCTCGCAGCTGAATAGTAAAACCAGCCTTTATCGTGGTTTTACTATTCTGAAACTCCCGCGCAAAAAGCCATACAGCCGCCAGAGATATCAGGTTACTTATGGCGGCCATTATTTCGGGATTGATTTTGCATTAGTTGAAGCCTGCAAAACGATAGACCGGCTTATTAATAATAACCGTTTTATTATTCGTTAAAGGAGCGCGGAAAAATGAAACGCCTTTATGCTGAACAGATTAATAAAATGCTGGAAGATTATTATTTCAATCTGGAAAACAACCCGCAGGGCCGCGAGTCACATTATGGCGTTCTGGCTAGCGGGATCCAACATGTCTACGGCACTGCATTCTGCCTGAATGACGACGACACACTTTGCGAACTTCGCCCATTCGTCAACGCCATCATGAATGGCGAGATACCTAAACCATACGACCTGTCGTCAATCGACGATGAGCAGCAAAAACAGGTTGTCGTATCTGCCAAAGCAACATCAGAAATGATTCATCAGCTAAAACAGGAGATGGCAAGCATCCCTACAAGCTTAAAGACCTTACCCCTCTACAGCCGATAAGCGAGGCTTACCATGTTCAATGAAGAAAGAAAATCATGGGCACAGGAAATGCTGATCCGTGAGGCGGTGGAGAACGCGAGGCAGGGCTTCACGGTGCAACTTAAAAACGGTGCCCGTATTACCGTGCCTGCGAATGATTCGTCGATTGACTTAATTATTCACGGTTTAGAAAAATCAATTCGCGGAGATTATGAACGTGACCGCCTGACGTTTATAGATTTTATGTATTACTGGCACGAAAGGTTATTCAAGCTGGCTAAAAGAAAACCGCGCCACAACCCCTAATTAACCAGCGTTAAAAATAACGGCATTCATTTTGCCGGGGATTCGTTTTGCCTTTTTCAGGAGGTCGCATGGGGATTAAGTCAATCAAGCTGGATGGCGGAATAAGCGATCCGGAGTTTGTGGAAATAAGCACCAACGCACGGAAACAAGAACGCGCTCACCTGCTGGGCCTGCTGCGTATTTATGTCGGCCAGCTGAAAAAGGAAAGCGCCACCCCGGAAGAGATTTATTCATCAATCGAACAGTGGGCCGATGCCCGCGAAATTTCAATCAGTGAGGGTAACAAGCAATGAATAACGTCATGTTAGATATTCGCGTATTGGGTAAATCTCCCGACTCTCCCATTTTTGCTGTCGAGTGCGTTTTCTTTGAGCCGTCAACAGGGCAGATTGGCCCGGAATACTATCGCGCCGTTGATATCAGGACGGCTGGCAGTATTTATCCCGAAGCGGCCTTGCAGCTCATGAAGGGGGATTCAGCGGAACGGGCCGAGATCATCAATGCAACGTGCACCGCGCTCGATGCCGTTGAGGGTGTCTGCCGTTTCATTTCGTCAACCACATCAAAACACGAGAAGCTATTTTGCTGGTCTGCCGGTGACTCGCTTAGCGTTGCGGCACTGGCGCATGCCGTTTCTCGGTATAACCTGGAGCCATTCTTGCCGCCATTTGAAGTTCGCAATCTCCCAACGCTGATCCACATTGCAGGTGTCACCGGCTACGCCCCGCATCCGCGCCGCTCCAAAAGCTACGTGCTAACCGATGCCGTTTATCGTGCCGAGCAGACCTGCGAGATCTGGCAGCGCCTGACCTCCCCACACCTTGAATCGCTGTGAGGGCCGCCATGTATCCGCGTCTCTCCGTCATTTGCAGCGCACCGCTGCCGGTCTGCACCAGGGCGCTCGCCGCCCTGAAATGCTTCGCCCGCGGTCAGCGTAATTTTTCTCGCGTCAAGCCGCATGCCTATCTCGTGATCCGTATTGGTCGCCGCTGGCGCTTGCTCAGTAAGAACGGCGGCCAGCAGTGGCGGCTGATGACCCACGAAACCTACAACCAGGAATATCGCAAATGAACCGATCACCTGAATACGCCCAGGGCGCATTGGCCGCCCTGCACGAGGCCAAAACCCTCAATCTCGCGAACGCGACAACGATCGGTGTGCTGGAGAGCCCGGAGGCCGCGAAGACCCTCGTTAACCTGATGAATCTTGTGATTGATCCGCTGATCCAGAAATACACCGTGATGGAGGCGAAAAATGATTAAGTCCCCGATCAAATGGGCGGGCGGTAAAACCCGCGTCATGCCGAAGCTGCTGAAGCACCTCCCAAAAGCCGATTGCTTAATAGAGCCATTCGTTGGCAGCGGTACCGTATTTATGAATACGGAATATCGTCACTATGTGCTTTGCGATAGCAATCTGAATCTGATCAACTTTTTCCGTCAATTAACCGGCAGACCAGAGGACACCATTTCTGCTTGTCGCTGGGTATTTAGCGGTGGGAATAATGCCGAGGAATTTTATAAGCGGCGAGCTGAATTTAATTCACTGACTCAAAAAGCGGACATGGATCCGGATGCTGCGCTACTTCATGCTGCGTATTTTTTGTACCTGAACCGCCATACGTACAACGGCCTTTATCGCGAAAATCTGAAGGGGGAGTTTAACTCGCCCTTTGGCAAATACGCCGCGCCTTATTTCCCAGAAAACGAAATGCGTTTGTTCGCCGAAAAGGCCAATGACACAAAAGCGATTTTCCACCATGGCGATTTTCGCGATTCGATCCCACGCACTATGCGGTTGGCGCATGACGTGGTTATTTACTGTGACCCCCCCTATATCCCTGCCAGCAAAACCGCCAACTTCACCGCCTACGGCAAGCCGTTTACCCTGGACGATCATCGCGATTTAGTTTCAACCCTGCTCGATGCTCATCGCCAGTACGGTCACCGCGCGGTGATATCCAACAGCGATACCCCGGAAACCCGCGAGATCTATTCCGCTTTCAATCTCCATACCTTCAGCGTCCGCCGCTCTGTCAGCGCCAAAAGCCGCGACATGGCCGGTGAAGTGATCGGCGTACTTCCTGATTCAGTCGACTGCTACACGCGTAGTTGCGCTAGCTGCGAAGACGTCGAGGAATGCTTAGCGCCGACAGAGATTTGGATCGGGTTTGATGTGGCCGCCGGCTTCGATAACGGGGAGCCATTCTGATGAATGAGCCTGTCTGGTTAGCAGTAGATCCCGCCGATGAGTCAGGGGATTGCACCATCGTGACAGCGCTGATTTACCGCATAACCGGTAGTCAGCAATACCACACCTTCACCCTGATTGATTTTAGGGCATTCATCCTTGATGCAGATGTGCCGCTCTCTAGGTCATGCGTATCCGGCATTGGAAGCGATGACCAGGGCATCAGGAAGGGTGGACTTGTGCGGCTACAGCTTGTTTCCGAGGCACCTGACGAGGAGTTGCCATTCTGATGAACGAAGAAACCAATTACCGCCGGTTCTGGCGAAACCTTGTTATCTGCTGCGCGCTCTGCTCGCTGCTGTTCTGGCTCCCGATGGGCTATCTCGCCTTTCTTGTTTTCTCTGTGGTGTGGGAGGCGCTGTGGCTGCTTATTACAACGAAATAGACCCCCACGCAGCACAGCACCTGCGCAACCTTATCGACGCCGGCCATATTGCGCCGGGTGTCGTTGATACCCGCTCAATTGAGGATGTAACCCCCAATGACCTTATCGGATTCAATCAGTGCCATTTCTTCGCCGGGATCGGCGGATGGTCGCTTGCCCTGCGTCGCGCAGGATGGCCAGACAGTCGCCCGGCATGGACAGCATCATGCCCCTGCCAGCCTTTCAGCGCGGCAGGCAAAGGGCTTGGGTTTGCTGACGAGCGGCACTTATGGCCCTCCGCACATTGGCTTGTCGGCCAGCGCCGCCCTGTCGTGGTCTTTGGCGAGCAATCTGGCAGCGCTGACGCGAACGACTGGATCGACCTTGTGCAAGCTGACGTGGAAGCCCTGGGCTATGCCTTCGGGGCGGTTGCGTTTCCGTCTGCGAGCGTCGGCGCGCCGCACCAAAGAGACCGTGCTTATTGGGTGGCCGACGCCGATCGCCAGCAATGGGAGAGGCGCGGGGAATTTCAACCGACAGGGGGGGGTAAACCTTCAGACAGCGGCGTTATTAGCGGGCTGGCCCACGCCGACGGCAACGGACGGGAAAGGCGGTTATCAGGGCGGACGGATCCGCAACGGGAAGCTATCGACGGACAGGCTCGATGTGGCTGCGCAGCTTGCGGGCTGGCCGACGCCGACCACGAGCAACGACCGCTCGCCATGTCCGCAAGAGGCCATGCGGACGTATCGCGACAATGGAACAAAGATTCAGAAGCGGCTTCAGGATGTAGCTGCGTTATGCGGCCCGGCCCGGTTAACGGCTTCTGGAGAGATGCTGATTGGCTCCACGGCCGGGATGGATGGTGGCGGCCAGTTAGACCCGGATCATTCCCGCTGGCTGATGGGATTCCCGCCCGAGTGGGAAGAGTGCGCACCTACGGAAACGCTATCAACATTGAAGCGGCGGCAGCGTTCATAAAGTCCTACATGACAGCGGTGGATCATGTCTGATTCCGCCGCTTTAGCATGGAGCTGGAACGCCAAACGGCAGGCTATTAACCCCAATAGCGTTGTAGATTCTGCGATTGAGTATCTCACCCCGAAAGGCGAGCGGAAGGCGCTCGCCTATGCGGATTTGGTCGATACCGTTTATCGCGCCCCCATGCGCCCGCGTGAAGGTGCCGCGCGCGAAGCATTCGACCGCAAAGGCCGCACCCATTACCTGCGCCGCCGGGTTCAGACTCTACCGGCGTTTATCCGCAAGCGGTTCTCTCTGCGCCTGGAATCGCTGGAGCGTAACGACCCAAAAGAGGCTGTGCGCTGGCTGTTCAGCACGTTTGAGCGGCACGTGTTACGCCGCGTCGATGCGGTAAACGCCCAATACCTACCGCAGAGCGAACTCCCCGCGATCCTTGCGCCTCTCCGTGATGATTTTCACCTGCTGCCCTGGGCGGACAAAAAACGCCTGAAACGACTGGCCTATAAGCTCGCAAACCTGATGAAAAGCGAGTTTATGCGCGAGTTTGATTTCCAGTACGAAAAGACCGCCGATGTTGAGTTTTCCACGCTCTACGCTTACGGCTATATCGCCAGCAAGGCGACGAAGCTCAATATCGCGATCCCTGGCTGGGGTCGGTATTGCGAAGAGGAGCTGGAAGCCGAAGAGGCACTGCGCGCCGTTGCGCGCCTTCAGTCGGAAAAGTGGTGGTTAGGTAAAATCCGCCGGATACACGACTGCTGGCGAGAGCACCTCATGATAGCCGCGAGCTACGTCAGCAAGGTGGCGTCGCCGTATTGTTCTGATCCGTGCTTCAAAGAGTGGATAGCCCAAAAAAAAGCGAACTTCGAATACCTCCAGGCGATGGAGCTGGAAGATCAGGACACTGGCGAGCGCAGCTCTTTGCTGGACAAGGTCATGGGGAGCACGTCCAACCCCAAAAACGCCCGCGCCGAGCTGATGGTGCGCATGCGCGGGTTTGAGGATATGGCAACCGAAATGGGTTTAGTCGGCATGTTCTATACGCTGACCGCCCCGTCTTGCTATCACTCCACGCACGTAAAATCCGGCAAACGCAACGACAAATATCGCGACGCCAGCCCGCGCCAGACGCAGAAATACCTCTGCAAAGTTTGGGCGCGAGTCCGCGCTAAATGGGGCCGCGAGGGTATTCGTACTTTCGGCTTTCGCGTCGCCGAACCGCACCACGACGCCACCCCACACTGGCACCTATTGTTATTTCTGCGCCCGGAAGAGGTGGAATATGCAACGGCTATTTTCCGCAAGCACGCGCTGAAAGAGGACGGCAACGAGCCGGGCGCGCAGGAGCACCGTTTTACCGTTACGCCGATTGATGAAAAATTTGGCTCTGCAACGGGCTATATCGCGAAGTACATCTCTAAAAATATCGACGGCTACGGCATGGACGGCGAGCTAGACGACGAATCCGGCCAGCCCGTCAAAGAGATGGCTAAGCGTGTGCGTGCGTGGGCGTCGCGCTGGAACATCCGCCAGTTTCAGCAGATCGGCGGTGCCCCGGTAACCACCTGGCGCGAGTTACGCCGGTTAGGTAACCGCGAGCTAGTTCTACATCCCGAGATCGAAGAGGCTCGCGCAGCTGCTGACGCGGCGGACTGGCCGGGGTACACCAACGCCCAGGGCGGCCCGTTAGTGCCTCGTGACTGCCTGCGCGTTCGCCTCAGTTACGAATACACCGAGGAAGGCAATGATTATGGTGACACGGTCGCCAAAATAACCGGTGTCTATTGCCCCCTCACCATCCGTGAATCGGTCATTTTTACCCGCACCACCGAATACAAAATTGTGCCGAAGCGCAAGCCGTCGCCGGTCGAGAATTTGACCTTAGAAGGCCGCGCAGCGGCCCCTCGGAGTTCTGTCAATAACTGTACGGGGCGCTCCAGATCGGACGAAAAACCACCGTCAGAAACGGCGGTGCCAGCTGATAAAACAGCGTCAGACGACAGTTCAGTGACAGAACTTCCGCTGAATATCGATGTTTTGAAGCGATATTCACGCCAGCAGAGGCAGGAAATCACCAGCCGACTCAGAAAATCCGCCCGCGAAAGTTCAGATCAAGCCTTCACGCGCACCGCGCGCGGCCTGCGCACGTCGATTGATGACGAAACCGCGCTGGCATGGGGGCCAAAAGTTGCCGCCGCGAAAGATATGAGCCTGACGCCAGAAGAGGCCGAGCAGCGCTGGCGCGAGCAGCTGCGGATTGAGGCAGAACAGCGCGCGGATAACTACGCGGCTGCGGTTGCGGAGTACCAGAAGAAAAAGGCCGAAGCCGCATTACGCCAGGCGCAGAAAAAAGAAGCGTCGCAAAAACACGGCGCCCCCGAAGAGATGATCGCCAGCATCGGCGCGCAACTCCGTGATTGTCGGATTTTCGTCAGTGATGACGTCGTGCGGTCAATAGCCGACGGCGCCCGCGTTCGCCACGGCGGCCACCTGCTCGCTGCGGACAATGGCCGGTTGCGCGAAGTGAAGGTATGGCACGCAGGCGAGAAAGATAAACCAACCTCCGAATATATGGCAGTGCGTGACCTGGTCACGCGCTGGAAGAAGGCAGCTAAACGGAAAAATGAGAGGTAAACATGAAGCATTTCAGCACTAAAGCCATTGGGTCAGTTATCGCAGAAATGAACCGGCAGGATGAAAAGTGGGGCGCAGACCGCGATCAGCATCCGTTCATCTGGCAAACCATCCTTAGCGAAGAGGTCGGGGAGTTCAGCCAGGCAATTTTGCATGATGAATTTGGCGGCCATAAATCGGGAACGGCGCGCGAAGAGATGGTGCAGGTTGCCGCCGTCGCTCTCCAGATTATCGAATACTACGATCGCCATTGCGCGCCCGCGGCAGAATCTGAACAAGTGCAGCCAGCGCTTGCGATGCCGACCATCCCGGCGGGACGTGAAAAAATCGGTGGTTGTGACTGGCTGGACTGGACTCAATTGTCAGCGCTCGGCCTTATGGTCCGCATTAACACCGAAATCCTTCACCCGCTTGGGCTGGCAGTTTTCCGCGATCCAGCTTCCGGAACCTCAGCGGGCGCCATGATTGCGCCAGATGGAAAATGGGCGTATGCGCCTGATGTTATTGAGGCGGCGAAGGCAAGACTCTCCGATCACTCCGGCAAACACGGTCACTTTTGACCGTGCTGGCCATTCTATCGAGCACCGTCATTTTTGGCGGTGCTGCAGGTTGGATTTTTGGGGAGTTAGAAAGCGATGAGTTATCTGGGAAGTAAGGCGGCCAGCGGTGTTTATCAAAAAATCATCGCTGAAATGCCGCCGCATGATACGTACATTGAAACGCACCTGGGCGGCGGCGCGGTGATGCTGCGAAAGCCACCGGCGCGGCATAACTGGGGGATCGATATCGACCCGGAAACCATTGAGGCGTTTAACCAGGGCAACCCTGATTTTCTGGATGGGCTGGCAGATACGTTGTTTATTGACGTTAGCGATGCCGTTGAGTTTTTGTGCCGTTTTGATTACGCCTCTGCCGGTCGGGTATTGATTTATTCCGATCCGCCTTACCTCCATGAAACGCGCTCCAGCTCCGCGCGATATCGCCATGAATACACCGTTGGCGATCATTACCGTCTGCTGGGCCTGCTCTGCTCGATGCCAGAAAACGTGAGTGTAATCGTGTCGGGATACCCGTCTTCCGTGTATGACAACGCCCTGCCGCGCTGGCGCAGCAAGGAGTTTCAGGCTATGACGCGCGGTGGTGTGCGCACAGAGAAAATCTGGATGAACTACCCGGAAGGTGCCGCATACTCGCATACGTTCGCCGGAAAAGACTACAACGACAGGTATCGCATTAAGCGAAAAGCGCAGCGCTGGAAGGAGAAATTTGCATCGTTACCGCCTGCGGAGAGGCTGGCAATCATGGTGGCGCTAAATGAGATTGATTGACCGCGATCTCATAATTGAACAAGCTCCTTAACATACGCTAACCTGAGTCGCCGTATGGGTAGTCGGCAATTAAAGACTTTCGAAAAGAACATATCTTATTGAATTTAATTGAAAAGGTTTTAAATATGAATAGCATTGATCAATTGATTAGCTCCTTAGAAGGGAACAACTCAGAATGCGAGGTTTCAGATAATTTTAGAGCCATAATGGCTCTAAACTTCCTGCAAGGGTCTGGAAATGCGCGCGAAATATGCACATTCGCTGAATCTAAACGAGAGATTGCGCTTGAGGATGTGAGAGGGGAGATTTATTGGGAATACTTCATTCCGCACACTGCAATTACTTCGGAGTTTTTCAGCACCGTAGATCGCAGACTTTCAATATGGAATTTTGCAGGAGACCTGCTGAGAAGTGGTGTTGAGATTTATGGCTTAGGTGGACCCGGAAATCTGTTCGGAATTAGCCATAAGTGTGGCGTAAGAAAAATTTCAGCGTGCGCGCGGAAAAGCCTCCCTTCAAACGCAAAATAATGCACAATTTTGCAAGATTTTTGAAACGTCGTTTTTGCCGCACAGCCCCAGCTCTGGCGGGGCCTGGGCGGCCTGCACAAAGTGCACAAAAAGAGGCACGTTTAGCGCGCAGGCGAGGCGGGGGAGCAAGCGCGCGCTTTGGGGGTAGGGAAGGGGCCGGCATACCTCGCCAAAAGCCGCCTGCCGGGTGCGCACTTTCGCGGTGCATCCGGCGAGCGCGCAGGCAAAAGCCCGCCAGAATGGCGCGGGCTGCGTCTGGTTGGGGTTATGACGTTGAGGTGTTTCGGGGTGTCCGACATGGCCGGGAATGGTGGTGCTGCAGGTCGGTACCACACCGCCGGGCATGGCAGTGCGGTACCTTCAGACTACTTCGGGGTTTCCAGCAGGGCGTAAGGGTTGAAGCGGATCACTTCTTCGCCCAGCCAGTCGTTAACGTGTTTCATCGCCTCCATCACCGGCGTCAGTTCGTTGACCGCGAATACTCGCGCCGCCTTTTCGACGTCGCCGAACGATCCGTTTCCTTCCGGGATCGCACCCATCAGTTGAGGCGGCACGCGGTGAGCCGCGAGCATGTCGTCACGCGTGGAGGACTTCACGCCGACAAACTCATCCTTTGCCGATATCTGGCTGAACGGCAGGATCTGCACGGCGTCTTTGCCGACACCGGGCGCACTCAGCAGGATGTTTTTAAATGCCCCGCCGCGCCGGGTATCGGTCAATGTCTTCTTCAGGTTCTCCAGACTTTCCCCGTCAGCCACTGCGCTGCTGACGTAGACAATACAACCGGCATGCGACCCGTTGTCGTAGTACAGCTTGCGGAACTTGTCGGCAGAGTGGGCCAGGTTGGCCGACAGCAGGCCGGCGAAATACTCCGGCATGCCGTAGATCTCCTGGTGAATGTCGGGGTTGATCACGTGGCACACCGAGCCGGTCTCGAACTGGTGATCGTCAAGCCCGGACTGAATAAACCAGTAGGTGTCGAGGTCAGAACCTCGCCGGGTGTACTTCGCCAGCGAGTTACGAAAGCCCATTGGCCCATTCAGGCGGTTGCGCCGCATCTCAAGGTACGCATTACCGAATACAAACCAGTCGAGCGCAAAGGCCGAGAACGCCTGGCGCGACAGCAGCTTGTGCGGGATGAAGCACCCGGCCAGCACGTTGCGCTTGAAGTAGAGCGCAGACTGGTGCCAGCTCGCATAGCCGAACTGGCGGGCCAGTCCGTACCAGCTGATCGGCGTCTCGTAGTACCGGCCATTGTTGGCGCAGTACATGTTATCCAGCAGGTCATGAGCACCGGTCACCGGCCACGGGCCGTCGAACGTGAACGCGCTCAGGCCGGGGGCTGACTTCAGCGCGTCGGCGAGGTCGGCTTGCTCTCTCGCATACTGCCTGCCGCGCGGGGATTTTCGTCTGCTCATCAGTACTCCATAACAGTCATAGTGTTGCCGCCTTCCTGACCCAGCGGCTCGTTAACGGTGGCGAGCATGGTCGCCCAGGCGAGGTCGCCGTGACTCACACCCCGGGCACGGTCGGTGTCGTAGGTGATGACGCCGCCGGGCGTGACCACCTTGCGCACGGCGCAGAAAGCGGTGATGAGGTCATATTCGCCGCGGTCATACTCCCAGCGGCCGGCGCGAATCAGTTGCAGCATCTTCAGTACCAGCATGCGCTTGCTGGCTGGCGAGAACTGGTAGCACACTGCCGCTGGAAAACGTTTCTTCACAAGCTGGTACACTGCCTCGCCAATGCCGCTGCCGTCGATACCGATGTGCTGCACGTTGTAGCGCGTGAGCATGTTAATGATCATGGCGGCCTGCGCCTCAAACTCCATGCCGCGCACGCGAATGGTCTCGATGGTGCGGAACTTGCCGCCGGGGATCAGTGGCGCCGCGTTAACAGAGATGGCCCCGCTGTCGCCTTTGCCGCTGGATCCGTTGGGATCGTAGCCAATCCATACCGGGCGATCGGCCATCGGGCGCATGGCGTAGGGCTTCCAGTCCGGCCACTCGTCATAGCCGTCCGCGCCGCAGCTCAGCAACATGTTGTAGTCAAATGCCGTTTCGCCGTTCTTGATGAAGGTGCAGGCGTAGAGGTTGTCGTACTCTTCCGGGCTGTTTTCTTCGCGGATTTCGTCAATGTCAGTCAGATCCCAACCATTATCGACCGCATCCTGCAACGTGACGATCTGGCGCCAGATTTTGTCCGGGCACATCAACCCACTGTTAAGCGTCTTCCAGGACGTGTCGAACTCCACGCGCTTACCGTGGCTGCGGCCTTTGTTGAAGGCTTCACCCGACCAGAAAGGGTACGCCTCGTGACTCTCCGCTGACGGTGTCGAGAAGTAGGTACGCGTCAATCCCTTCAGGGTCGCCATTGCGCCGGCCACTTTCTTCAGGTTGGCAAACTGCCCGACCCAGAAAAATTCGTCAAAGAACAGGTTGCCGGTATAGGACTGCGCGGTTGCAGCTGACGTGCCGAGAAAGTGCAGCTCCGCGCCGTTGAACAACTGGATCATGTCGCCGCCCTTTAGCTCAACATCAACCTCAGCAGCAGCGGCGCGAATAAAGCTGCGGAACTGGTACGCCTGGCGACGGCTGGCCGACAGAAATATCTGGTTGAGCTGATGCTTGTACTTCACGTCATCAGACAGCGCACGCAGCAGCGCTTCCCGGGCAAAGTACCAGGTTGCGCCAACCTGTCGGCTTTTCAGGATCGCCCGGTTACGGTGGTGATGGTTCTCATACCAGGTTTTCTGATGCCAGTGCAGCGAGTCGATGATATTGGCCCGCAGCGCGGAGATCTGCGCCTCGGAAAAGAAGTTCTGTTTCTTGCGGATCTTCTTCTTCGGCTGCGTCACTGGTGTGCCGTTATCCAGCTTTTTGAGCTGTCGCGTCAGCAGGTCAATTTCCTTGAAGTCGCCACCGGTCTTTGTGTCCTTACTGGTGAGCTGGATCAGTCGCGCATCAATGGACGTCGTGACGCGCTGGATCGGTGGCGTGGTGTCCCATTCGTCACGTTTTTTCCATGAGTAAATCGTGTTCTGATTGATACCCATCGGGCGTGCGTTTCCCGCCGGGGGGTCCCCCTGCCAGTAGAGCTGCCGCGCCCGCTGCATGATGAATGCTTCTTCAATCGCCATTTGTCCTCCTCGCTTCCTGCCGGGGAGATTAACCCGCGCGCGCGTGCCCTTTCGCCCGCTTTTGGTTGTGACAGTTCCCTCACAACAACAACGCGTTGAGCGCGTGCGTCACCGCCTGCCATCATCACCGGGAACTCAACCAGATGAGCAAAAGAACATGGCTAATCAGGCAAACACCCGTAAAAAATTCAAGGTGATGACGTCCGGCGCAACGATCGATGGTCGCAATGTCACTCGCGCCCAAATTCACGCAATGGCAGCAGCGTATAACCCGGCAGTCTATGGCGCCCGCGTCAACATCGAGCACTATCTTTCTCCGTTCCCTGACAGCGTATTCAGCGCGATGGGGGACGTTGCTGCGCTATCTGCCGAAGATATCAGCGAAGGCCCACTTGCTGGCGAGGCCCACCTTTTCGCGGAGATTGAACCCACCCAGCGAATGAAGGACATGATTGCTGATGGCAAAAAGGTCTACTCCAGTATTGAAATGCATCCCAACTTACCGCTGACGAAAGGGCCATACCTTATCGGGCTGGCAATGACCGACACTCCGGCAAGCCTGGGTACTGACAAGCTGAAATTCACCGCCGAAAAGCGCGCGGAGATCATGCGTTTTAGTTCACAGGACGCGGAAGTCACCATGTTCACTCCGTCTTTTGAGGCCGAACTGGTGCAGGAAAACCAGAGTCGCAATGACTCCGGGAAAGAGTGGTTTTCCCGCGTGATGGGCATTCTCGGCAAGGGGCAGAAAACCGACGATCAGCGCTTCGGTCAGGTGCATCAGGCTGTTGAAGCGGTGGCTCAATCTCAGGTTGATCTTGGCGAGCAGTTCAGTACTGCCGAGCAGGAACGCCAGCAGGACAAGGTCACCATCCAGAAGCTGACCACCGACCTTGCCGCACTGCGTCAGCAGCTTGAAGGGACGGACGGCAATTTCAGCCAGCGCCAGCCAGCGAACGGCGGCGCGAACGCGCAGCTCGCTGACTACTGATATCCATAACGAGAGAACCCGCACATGAGAAACTCCACCCGCAGGCACTTTGACGGCTACGTTGCCCGTCAGGCGCAGCTGAACGGCGTCACCGCCGCCGCCGTCGCGGCGCAATTCAGCGTTGATCCGACCGTGCAGCAGCGCCTTGAGGCGGCCGCGCAGCAGGATGATGCTTTCCTGAAACTGATCAACGTCTTTGGCGTTGAAGAGCAGATCGGGCAGAAAATCCTGATCGGCAGCAAAGGCCCGCTGGCGGGCGTCAACAACAGCACCACCAACCGTCGCAATCCCGGCGCTAACGACCAGATGGACGCGTACAACTATCTGTGCCGTAAAACCAACTACGACTACGCCGTAAGCTATGCGCAGATGGATGCGTGGGCGCATCAGCCGAACTTCCAGCCGCTGATTAGCTCGGCGATGGCCCGTCAGATGTCGCTCGACCGCATCATGATCGGCTTTAACGGTACCAGCTACGCCGACCCGTCAGACCGCGCAGCGAATCCGCTGTTGCAGGATTGTGGTATTGGCTGGCTGCAAAAAATCCGCAACGAAGCGGCGCACCGTCGCATTACCGGTGTGACGATCACTTCGCGCAACCATAACAACGTCATTGTCGCCGAGGGCACCTACGGCAACGTAGCGGCTGCGGTCTATGACGCCAAAAACAGCCTCATGGATGAATGGCATAAGCGCAACCCTGACAACGTGGTGATTTTGTCCGGCGATCTGCTGACAACCAGCAATTTCCCGACCATCAACGCCATGAGCCAGACCAACCCGAACACCGAAATGCTGGCCGGTCAGCTGATTGTGGCGCAGGAACGCGTAGGCAACATGCCGACCTTTATCGCGCCTTACATGCCGGGTAACGCGATCCTCATCACGCCGCTTAAAAACCTCTCGATCTACTACCAGCGCGGCGGTCTGCGCCGGGCGATCAAAGAGGAGTCGGAATACAACCGCGTGGCAACGTACCAGTCTTCGAACGATGACTTCATCGTTGAAGACTACGGCGCCGTGGCCTTTATCGACGGCATCACCTTTGCCGAAGCACCGGGCGGCGAGTAACCGCGCACTGGCGGGCTTCGGCCCGCGCCGGGGCGGCCCCCCCCCCGCCGTTAATCGGGGAAGAAACAATGCTGACACCGGCACAAAAACATTTTCAGAGGGTCATGGCTGAACGTCATGGCAAAACCGACGAGCAGTCCGATACCGCCCGGACGGCGCACGAGCAGATCATGCACCGGCTACGCATGGATCAGAGTGCATTAAGGCGAGTGCAGTCTGACCAGGCGAAAGCGGCCATGAAACGCCAGTTGCTACCGCATTACGAGGGCTGGATTGAGGGCACGCTCGATGGCGACAGCGGCCGACAGGATGAGGTGATTGTCACCCTGATGGTCTGGGCGATCGATGCCGGCGACTACGCACTGGCCGCCCGCATTGGCCGCTATGTCGTTACACATGGACTGCTGATGCCCGACCGCTTCAACCGCACCGCTGCAACTGTTCTGGTCGATGAGATTTGCGATCCGATCCTGGTGCAGGTCAAGGCCGACGATACCACCGACGTCACGCCATATCTGGCGGTGCTCGATGACGTTGCGGACTTTACCGCCGGCAGCGATATGCCCGACGTGGTTCGCGCCAAGCTGTGCAAAGCGCGCGCCTTTGCGCTGCGTAACGGCACAACCGAAGAGCAGACCACCGCGCTGGCGCTGCTGCGCCAGGCGCTGACGCTGGACGCGGGCGCCGGGGTGAAAAAAGAGATTGAGCGACTGGCCCGCGTGGTGAAAAAAGCAGCCGCAGCGGCGGGCGCCGGTGGTGACGATAGCACCGATAGCACCGATGGTGGCGATGGTTCTGCTGGTTCTGATGGTGGTAACGGCGCAGAAGGCATCGGCGATGCTGACGGTGACTCCGCAGCGGACGGCGCAGGCGAAGCTGCAGCATCGTCAGATCCGGCGGTAGCGGCCAGCGCCACAGCGACCAAAACCACCCGCAAAAGCACAACCCGTAAGCCGGCAGCGCGCAAAACAACAGCGAAAAAAGCGCCTGCCGCCAAAAAATAACCGACTTGCGCCCCGTGCGCTGGCGGCGCGGGCGGAGATCTGCAACGCATTGCGTTTACTTTTCTCCGTCCGCTCACCGCCACCTATTCAGGAGACGACGCGATGAGCCTTGTAGCCGGTCGCACTGTTACCCCCTCCTCGGAGGATGTGCCGGACACTGACGACGGTGGCGAGAAAGTCACCGCCGGGACGTTCTGGCCGGAAATCGCGCTGAGCGATGTGCGCATGGAGATGCGCATTAATGGCGCGGTGACGACCTCGCGCCTGAAGCAAGCGGTTATTGAAGGGGTATCCCACACCCTCGATCAGCTCGCTGACTGGCAGACCGCCCAGCTCGCAGCGGGTTACACCCGACTTGCTGATGTTCCGGCGGTAGCAGTTAACGGTGAGAGCGTGAAGGTTCACCGATACCGCCGCGCGGTATTCAGCATCGCCCGTGCGCACATTCTCGGCACGAACCGGGACGTAGACACCACCGGTGATGCGGGCGAGAAACGCGCCGCCGCGCTGGCTTCACAGGCCGATGACATGTGGCGCGATGCACGTTGGGCGATCTCCGACATTCGCGGCACCGTGCGCAATACTGCGGAGGCGTTCTGATGAAAGTCAAAGCGTTGCAGGGCGACACGGTGGACCTGTTATGTCAGCGGCACTACGGCACCACGCAGGGCGTGACCGAGAAAGTCCTCGCCGCTAACAAAGCGCTGGCCGGTCAGATTTTTCTCGACGCCGGCCAGGTGGTGGAGCTGCCGGAAATCAGCGCCACCGCGACACAGGAGACCGTGCAGCTATGGAGCTAATTAATCGTATCTGGAATGGCGTGACGTACTCCTGGTCAACGCTGCTGACCAGCGTCGGTGTCATGACGCAAAAGGACTGGCTGACTGCCATCGGTATCCTGATCGGTATCGCTGCCGCCGCGCTGGGTGAGCTACATCGTCGCCGCATGGCGCGCATTCACGAAACCAATAACACGTTACTGAACGAACTGATCGACGCGATTCGCGACGACACCGAGAACCGGCAGGACGTTAAAGAACTGATCCGCACCATCCGGGAGGCACCGCGATGAAAAAACGCATTATTGCCTGCTCAACCGCCGCGATCATCTCACTAGCGGCCACGCTGTGGCCGCAGGCGCTGCGAACCAGCCCGGAAGCACAGCAGAAGATGGCGAAGTACGAGGACTGCCGTAAGACCCCGTACTACTGCCCGGCGGGCGTGCTGACGGTGGGGATCGGCTCCACATCAAAGGTGGAGAACCGCCAGTACGCTGAGGGCGAGATCGCCGAGCGCTGGGTTAACGATCTGATGCGCGCCGAAAAGTGCACGGACCGCGAATTTAACGGCGCTGCTGCACCGCAAAAAGTCTTTGAGGGTATGACTGACGGCAACTTTAACGTCGGTTGCACCGGTCTGGGCTGGTACACCAACAGCAAAGGTCAGAAGGTCAGAACCACCCTCTGGCACAACGCACAGGCGGGCAACTGGAAGGGCGTTTGCGAACGGCTGACGGACTTTGTGAACTCCGGCGGCAAGCGTTTGCAGGGGCTGGTTAACCGCCGGGAAGAGTTCAAAGCCTGGTGTTTATCCGACCCAGCTCTGAAGGGGGCGAAATGAAAGCGACCGCCATCCTCGCCATCGTGATGTTTGTCCTGCTGATTGCCGCCGTCAGCGGCCTTGCGTGGCAAAGCCATAAGCGCGAACAGGCCGAAAAATCTCTGACCGGCACCCAGGAAGAACTGAAACAGACCGGCGACGTGCTGACCGAGGTCAGGGCGTTACGCCGCGACGTCAGCCTAGTAGAAGCAGGGCTGAAGAAGTTAAACCAGCAGCGCACCGCAACGGGAGAGCACCGACGTGAAAACATCAAAACCGCACTGGCCGGTAACGACTGCGCCGTGGCTCCTTTGCCTGCTGCTGGCGCTGACAGCCTGTACCAGCGAGCCGAAGAAGTCAGCGCCGCAGATTATTCAGGAGCCCTTGCCAGAAAGCCTGACGGCAAAAACTGACGCCCCGCCACCGCCAGCCAGGCCGATGACGTGGGGCGGGCTTGCCATCTGGACAGATTCATTACTCGACGCACTGGATACCTGCAACGCCGATAAGGCGGGGATCCGTGAGCTGGAACTACGGCGTATCGCCAGGGGGATAAAGTGAAAAAAGCCGAACTGCTGCGTGCCGCGCTGACCGCCGGTAATACCTGGTGTAAAGCCAACCCGGAACAAATCACAGTCTGGGTGGAGAAAGGCCATATCCAGATCGAGGCGACCGGCGAAGCGTCGTTCATGTACCACTACACCATTCAGGTGCTGGCGATGGATTTCCCCGGCCAGGTTGATGATCTCATGCTGCCGCTGCTGGCGTGGGTATGGCAGCAGCAGCCCGATCTGCTGCTGAATCCCGACAATAACCGCAAGGTGGAGTTTGACGCCGAGATCGTCAACGACGACGTTGCCGACATTCTGTTTAAGGTACCGGTCTGGGAGCGTGTCATGGTGACTAGCGACGGCGACACACCGAAGGCGGAGCATCTCGCCGAGTCGCGCCCACGTTTCAACGGTGGTGAGTGGGAGATGGTCTTTGATCCTGAGTCCGGAGGCGCACTGGCATGAGCAACGATCTGTCTTTTCATCAGCTTGATGAGGTGTTTGCGGCCATTCTGGAAGGGGCGTCCGTGCAAGGCCGCCTGCGCATGGCCAGGGGCATGGCGACGATGTTGCGCCAGAGCCAGAGCCGACGCATCGGCAAGCAGGAAGACCCAGACGGCACGAAATATGAGGGCCGCCGTCGCAAGGTGCTGCGTGCACGTGCAGGCATCAAATTCATGTGGCAGGGACAGGAAAGAAACCTGCGCAACTGGCGCACAACCCGCAGCAGGCGGGGGCGCATGCTGAGCGGTTTCGACGTGGAACGCGGGGGGCAGAGGTCATTCTATCGCGAGGATATTGAGCGTTATCTTGATATCAACCTGAGTGAAACGCGCCGCAATACCACTACGGCCGAGCCGATGTTCCGTCGCCTGAGAACTGCGCGCTTCCTGAAGTCACGCGCCACGGCTGATGGCGTTGAAGTGGGCTATTCCGGCGTTGCTGCGCGTATCGCCAGAGCCCACCAGGAAGGGCTACGCGATCGAATTAATGCCAGCGGTGCAGCGGCGGACTACCCGCGACGCGAGCTACTGGGCCTGAGTAAAGCTGACCGCACGGCCATTTTCCGCCACGTGATCAACTCGCTGGAGGGGCGCTGATGGATATTGCCGAGCTGATTCGCCTGCTGGAGAACGTCGTGCGCACTGGCACAGTGACGGAGATCGACGAGGGCAAATGGCGCGTTCGCGTGCAAAGCGGCGAGCTGGAAACCACCTGGCTGCGCTGGAACGCGCAGCGCGCCGGAGCGTTTAAGGTCTGGGTACCGCCGACCATCGGCGAGCAGGTCTGGTTCCTGTGCCTGGGCGGCAACACCGACGTCGCCTTTATCGGTGGGAGTCTGTACAGCGCCGACAACCCGGCGCCCGGCTCATCGCGTAATGAGATGGTGGTGACGGCGCCGGACGGCGCCCGGTTCCGCTATGACGCAGAGGTGGGCGCACTGCAGGTGAAGGGTATTAAATCCGCCGTGGTTGAGGCGTCAGTCAAAATCACGCTGGACACGCCGGAGGTGGAGTGCACCAACCTGCTGACCACCAAAAATCTGAACGTCACCGAAGGCGGTGAGATGCATGGCGATATCACCCATACCGGTGGAGCGTTCACCTCTAACGGGGTACAGGTGGACGATCACAATCACGGCGAGGTTGAGCGCGGTGGCGACTGGACGGTGGGCACAAAATGACAGAACGCTATCGCGGTATGAATGCCGCAGGCACCGGCACCCTGACCGATGAGGATCATGTGTGGCAGTCGGTTAACGACATTCTGCTGACGCCGGTTGGCAGTCGCCTGATGCGCCGTAACTACGGCTCACTGTGCCCTGATCTTATCGACAGCCCGAAAAACGACGTCACCCGCTTACAACTGATGAGTGCGGCGGTGATAGCGCTGGCGGCGTGGGAGCCGCGCATTGTGCTGGATACGATCAATGTAACGTACTCCGACAGTGGTGCCGTGACCGCTGAACTGTCCGGCATGCTGACCGAAACGATGGAAAAGAGTACCCGCGCGGTGACGTTAAGGAGTACGACTGATGCCGACAATTGACCTCTCGCAGCTGCCGCAGCCGACCATTATCGAAGAGCTGGACTTCGAAGAGATTCTAATCGAGGTAAAAGCGGTGATGGTGGCCGCCTATCCGGTCGACCAGCAGACCGCAGTGATTGCCGCGCTGGCTCTGGAGTCCGAGCCGCTGAATATCATCGCTCAGGCGATAGCCTATCGCGAGATGCTGCTGCGCCAGCGGATTAACGAGGGGGCGGCAGCCAGCATGCTGAGCCATGCGACCGGCGACGATCTGGATAATATCGCCGCCAATCTGGATACAGAGCGCCTGGTGATTACCGAGGCGACGGATACCACCGACGCCGTGAAGGAAAGTGATGAAGCGTTACGCCTGCGCGCGCAAGCTGCGTTTGAGGGGATGAGTGTCGCCGGGCCGTCGGCAGCGTATGAGTATTTTGCCCGCAGCGCCAGCGGCCAGGTCGCCGATGCGCGGGCAACCAGCCCGTCACCGGCTGAAGTGGTGGTGGCGGTATTGTCTACCGAAGGGGATGGCACCGCGCCGGCGGAGCTGCTGGCCGCGGTCGCCGCTGCTGTCAACGATGAGGAGGTGCGCCCTCTGGGGGACAGGGTGACGGTGCAAAGCGCGGAGATTGTCGAGTATGACATTGACGCTACGCTGTACCTCTATCCCGGCCCGGAGTCGGAGCCGATTATTAACGCAGCGATGGCGTCACTTGAAGCGTTCCTTGCTGATAACGACAAGAAAATCGGTCGAGATATTGTGCGATCTGCTATCTCGGCGGCCCTGCACGTTCAGGGGGTGCAGCGCGTGGTGATCAATATGCCGGCCGCCGACCTCCAAATTGATAACACCCAGGCCGCGCGCAATACCGGTTACACCGTGGACAACGGCGGGACAGATGAATAGCTCGCTTCTCCCTCCGTCCTCAACGGCATGGATGCGCAGCGCCGAAGGAGCAACAGCCAGATTGTCCACTATTACGGTGGCTTTGCGCACGCTCTGGACGCCGACCGCTTGTCCGGTTGATCTGCTCCCGTATCTGGCCTGGGCGCTGTCGGTAGATCGCTGGGACAAAAGCTGGCCTGCCGCTAAAAAAGTGGCAGCGATCCAGCAGTCGTACTGGCTGCATCGCCGGAAAGGTACACGCGCAGCCGTGCGACGAGTGATTGAAGATATGGGGTTTTCCGCGACGTTCGCGGAATGGTTCGACGTCGGCGATGAGCCGGGTACATTCCGGCTGGAAGTAGATGTTAACGAGGTCGGGCTGACCCCGAAAACCCTGGACGAATTAAACCGCCTGATTGGCGATGCAAAGCCGGTCAGCCGCCACCTGGCACAAATGACGATTGCCACTAGCTCCAGGGGTTACGTCTGGGTGGGGGCAGCAATCATTGATGGAGAAGTCATCACCGTTTACCCGTCAGGGTACAAACCTGATGACAGTATTTATTTTGATGGAATAGCCCATTACGACAGTCGTTATTATTTTTCGGGAAAATAATATGAGCATTAATGAATCCATAAGGTGGGTTGATGATATTTACCTTATTCGCCGAGGTGACAAAGTCGAAGGCGGGAGGGATGGTGCTGCTAATGTCCAGGCGACCCAGCTCGCCAGCAGGACGACATATCTTAAAGTGTTGCTGGAAGGCAGTATTGATTTTAAAAATCTGACGTTCTTCAGGACGGATGATGACCCGGATGGAACGATTGCCGGTATAGCCAATACTGCCGAAGGGCAGATCTTCCGTGTTGCCCAGGGGGTAAATTCCGAAACGTCATTTATTTATTACGCAAATAAAAATAGCGTAGCTGAAGCCATAGCGAATCTGCCTTCAAATAGGGCTATTGAAGTAGTTAAATCATCTATCACCGATATTTCTCAATCCTTTTCAAAAGGGTTGCGTGATGCGGGGGTAATGCTATCAATGGTAAAGAAAACCAGCAACTGGACTAATGCCACCACGAGTACGTGGGCGATAGGATCTGCATCTGATGGTCGGGTTTTTAACTTTATCGAAATGTGGATTGATGGCATTAACAATATTCATAATCTGAAAATCAGCATTTATTCTCGCTCGGTTGATGGAGCAACCGTCTTTCCCGGAGCTGCTGGCGATAAGCTACTGAGTTCGAAAATCATCAATATGAATGACGTTGCGATTAAGTCAACTATTGCAACCGGCTATCAGCTTATCCGTCTTGTTTTTGATGATACAGCGGTGCCAGTCGGCGAAACTGCACTTTTCGTGGTTCAGCCGTTCGATGCAAGCGGTAATCCTGTTTATATGGGATGTGGACGTCAGGATATTACTGATAGCGAGACTGCTGCGCTATCAAACTCCCTTGGCGGTTTCTGGATGCCAGTCGACCAGTCGGAGTGGCGTCGCATTACTATTCCAGAAACATCCCTCTATCGCATCGCTTTTAACGTTGGATATGAAAGCCCGGTCAACTACGGTTCATTTAGTGGTGATTCCTTATCTGTAGTCAGTTTCCCGCCAAATTCTCCTGACTGGGCTATTACCGGCAGCGCGACTCGTCAGTTTTATGGATGGGTGTTGAGCTTTCCTGATAAAACAGGATTTAACAGCATCACGCTTCGCCACAGCAATCTGACGCATGTGGATCATATCTATTATCGCGCGGTGTTGCGCAAAAATTCTGATGTAGCATCAACGTCAATGCCCGGTACGCTGGCTGGTGATATTCAGGTTTACTCAGGCGGCATTCACCCCGATGTGCCTGATGACGGGTTCTATGGCGTTAATTATTCCATCCCCAACCTGAATATCATGGATGGATATTTCGTTATGCTGGTTGTCTATCCGCGCACAGAAGCTGGTGAAACAGCCGATATGGGGACGCAGGCGCATGAGTATTCTACCGCTGGCGAAACCGCGCCATCAGGTTTTGCACTGGGCGCATTTATCAACCGGGTAACAAATACCTGGCAGATGATTACCGGAACAAAAGGGGTTGCGTACTGGCTGAATAATGTTTCTTTCGTGGGCGTTGTTGAACAGGCTTCGGTAAATGAAGTCACCCTGTCCGATGCCATGTCAAAACTGAACGCATTACAGCGGCAGGTGAACGATGAGGGCGCGCAGTCTGTAACCCGCGCATCCGCCAGCGACAAATTCGGTTACGCAACACAACCTCTTGCCAGTACTTTTTTCCGGTGGGCGGTACCCGTTCCCCATGAAATGGATACGCTCAATGAAATCGAGTTATGGCTGGACGGTCTGGCATTAAACAATTACCTGCGAATTAAGGTGTTCGCTCGCACGCTTGACATGACCGACAGCGAAACTCCTCCGGGTGAACTGGATGGTGATACTGAAATTCATAGCGTAGACGTCCCGGTCTATCTTGTATCTACCGATACAGCAATGACCCGCATTCCATTCCGCCTTGATGTTGCGATTCCGGAAGGTGCATTCCCTCTCATTTCTGTTGAGGCTTTTCTCCCGGAAAATGGTTCGTCTGAGGTTATCGGTTATCTGGGGGCCGGTGCAGCGCTCTATTCTTCCGCAACATTACCCGTTCGCGCTCAGCGCGGCTGGTATAGTCGACGGGGCATTAACGACGGGGCGTGGACAACCATTAATGACGGGCAAACAGCAGCGGTTGCTTACTCTGTAACTTATAAAAAACAGGAAGATATTCCCGGAAAAATAGCCGATGTTGACGCGAGGCTTACAGCCGTTGAGTCGGCAGTGCATCCATTAATCACTCGCTACCTTCCGGTCGTTAATATTCTGGGGCGAGCGCTCGACTTTACCGGCTCATCGGTTGTAGCCAGAGGCGTGAGTCAGCCTGTAACAGGTTCGCTGACGCTGGACGCGACAATTTCTGGTACTGCAACTGTTGAGGGTTATAGCCTGAGGCAAACCGCCGCCACTTCGCAGTGGCCGTCAAATGTGAATGCGTGGCTGGGTTATAAGCGCATCAGTAATGTTGTCGTAACGGATGCCAGTACCGGTACCCCTTTGATTGAAGGGACCGACTATAACATTGACAGCTATGGAGGGAAGTTGCGCGGCCTGACTGCCACGACTCGCGCCGTGAACGTCACCTTCAGTTACGTTAATGAACGGTATGACCTTGTGTACATCGACCCTGTTACGCTTGCTGTGGGAATAACCAAAGGGACGGACAGGATTTTTGATGTGCAGGAATACCGCCCGGCTGTGCCATCAGGAAAAGTTGCGCTTTACTATGCATTAGTCGCGGGTAGCAGCGTTGAACTGGAGCCGGTATATCGCTGGCCCGAGGCCGGATGTGACATGCTGGGGGCGGGGGATGCTGATTTTCTACGACAGCATAACCGCCGTTGCCTGCAAAAGACCCTTGCACGACTCAACCAGGGTAAAAATATCACGCTGGTAGGTTATGGTGATTCGATTACAGCCGTGTCGAATATTGCCAGCCCTGATGCTGTGGCAAACGGTAGTACCCGCGATTTGCAGCGCATTCTGCAGGGTTATGCAACCGATACACTGACCAACCTATATCCCGCTCAGGACTGGAGTGACGGAGGCGGCGCGGTACATGTGAAGATTGGCTGGAACTGGCGACTGAAGGAATGGATGGAGGAAACCTACGGCGTCACCGTTGATTATCTTAACTTCGGCGTGTCGGGTACCAATTCAACCAGCGGTGTGGGAAATACCCGCATGAATGCGGTTATCGCAACCGCGCCACACGTTACCGTTGTCTGTTTTGGTATGAATGATAATGCAGGGAATGTTCTGTATGGCAACCTCCGCAACATCATCAAAAAGCTCAAGGCAGCAGGCTCTGAGGTCGTGATAATGCCCGTGCCGCGCACCCCTTCACACGAAGACGGTCGCTATACGCTGGAACAGTGGCGATACATTAACGGTCAGGTGTACCGGGCTGCCATGGATGAGGTCGCTGCGTATGTGCCGACAGACTGGTTAACGGATGAAAACAGCCGTGGTGGGATGGGTATTGTTCCAACCTCACTTTGTGGCTCTGACCTTCGAAACCACCCTGGAGGCTATGAGTTCAGTATTTACGGTAAGGCGTTGGTGAATGCTTTCTGTTTTTAACGACTGTACAGATGGCTGCGTGGAACAGAGTGCTGACTGATGACGAGATTGCCGCTCAGTACAACCAAATAAGGAATCACTGCCTGAATGTGCACGGCATCGCCGTTTGATATCAGAGATTGATGCCGATCGCGATAAATGCAATTAAAAAAGCGCGATAAATGTCGCGCTTTATATTTTCATTACGCGCGCAGGGCTGGCAGCAGCGAGAGAGCAGGGACGCATAGGCGGCTGTCGCCGGGTTATGACTAAAGAAGTGGTGGAGCGGTGCCGCAGGATGTTGGGTACGGGCGCAACCCGGCAGCAGGTAGCCGATGTGACAGGCGTGGGGGTGAAGACTATTTACAAATATTTGCCAGTACAATACGGCGATAAAAAATCCCCTTGAACAGGCACACTCAAGGGGAAAATACTACATAACATCATTGCTGTGTGCGTCTTTGCGCTCGTCTATCTTCCAAGAAGATGCCTAAAGCTTCCAGATATTTCTGGTCTGAGCAGTTAAAACATTGGGTCGGTAGCCGATGTAATATGAGGGGGTGAAGACGATTTATAAATATTTCCCTGCTCAATGTTGCCAGTCGAATTGAGGCATCAATGCGTTACGTCAGCGCCGATCATTGATAGCCACTGCCAATATTGATCTGCTGCACACATGCATTTACTGTATTTATATACAGTAAGTTTGACAGGGGGAAGTATGCCGCGTTTATACGAAATCGAGACGGCCTGCCGTAAGGCAATAGATATCCTGCCTAACGGAAAGCGCATCCTCACCACCAGGCGATTTCTGCAGGAACTGGAGAGATATAACTGGCACTGGTCGCCACGGCAGGCTAATCAGTGGATAGAGCACTATGTGACGACATTCCGGGATGTCTCAACGCAGGAAGGCGATGATCGCACGTTCCAGTTATACAACCCAAACGGAGGGCTATAACGTGGGATTTCCGTCGCCAGCAGCAGACTATGTAGAAGTACGACTGACCGTCGATAAACTCTGCGGTACCGGCCCAAATACTAGGCTCGTTCAGACAGAAACTGGTTACACCGTAGTCGATGTCTCCGGTAAACCAAAGCAAGGAGATACCGTTTTAATTCAATACGGCGGCGGCACTGATTTTGCAAAAATTATGGGCCGGGCATTTATTACACGAGACGGTGAAGCGCTGGAAGGTGAGTCCCTGGATGATGTTACAGTTGTCGGGGTAGTGACATTCGTTATCAATCGGACAGGGAAGGATGATGATGATTGTCCAGTAATATGA